CGGTAACGCTTATATCATGGATTCTATTGACAGTACTCCTTATGGTGCTGCTGTCAATAGTGACGGTACTATTGATTGGGATTGTACTTTCGACTTTGATCCCCGTATGGATGAGGATCTTATGATACAAACCAATCAGATATTACACACCCTTAAGCAACTTGCTCAACTCACAGTAGTATAACAAATGAACACTAACTGGTCAGCTGCCTAGGGTCAGTTAAAGAACTGACACCCTATCACTAGATTTTTGATTCCGATCCTGTATGATACGTATATGTTCGGGATTTTTCATGACCAAAACTACTTTCACCTTTGAAGAACTTGAAGCAATCTCAGATTTGATTCAATTTCATGATGATTGGGAGGAACTCTCTGATAGACTTGAAGTCAACATTGAAACACTATTTGGCAAAGTTTGTGATCTTCAAACTGAATTAAATGAGGGTGCATAAGCACTCTCTTTTTTTTATTGTACAAACTAACACTAATTGGAGCGGCCGCTAGGACCAGTTCACAAACTGGTCTTTTTTGTTTCATAGTGTAACGAAAATGGAAATAAGGGTGCTTCGTGTGGTTATAATGAAGGAGTCAACACGTTTTTCACGTATGCCAACCGCTACCACTGCCTCTAAGACTGCCACCCGCAAGACTAGAGCACGTAAAGCATCCGCTAAGAAAGTGACACCAGTCGCAATCAAAGCAACACCAGTGCAGCAAGTGTCACAATCAGTGAAACCAGATGCTCAGATCATCCCCTTAGGGGCATATCAGGCAGACTGGAACAATCGCTGGAACATCCACCACTATGAGATGGAGATGCTTGTTAAGGACGTTCGTCAACTGGTTGAAGTAGTAACACCTTACTACCAGACCATGCTTAAGCAGGTCAAATCAATCCAGTTGTCAAACTGACCACTTCACCCCCGCAAGGGGGGTTTTTTGTGTGTATAATAAAGAATTACACACGCAATCAACCAAACCTACACTAACTAAACATCATGCCAACTGATTTTCCAATCTACAAGAAACAACTACCACAAATCTGGTTAGAAGATGATAAGTTTATTATTGAATCATCTTCCTTTCGTTATGAGATTAAAGATGACTTAAAACTATTGTTTAAGTTATGTCGTCGATTTAAGTCCGACGCAATCAACCAAACCTACACTAACTAACACTTTTTAAAATGGATTACGACACTAACATCTTCTCTGAGATCAATGATATGCCAGGTGAGATTTATGATGTGATTGAATACAAAGAAGAATATGAAGATAATAATAAATTTGATGTGGAAGGATATCTCAATGGTAAGATAGATTACTAAGTAACAAGAATGTGTGTCAGTCGTAGAGGTGTCCACTAATCTCCCCACTGACACCAAAATCGTGTATTGTGGATACATGAACAAAACCAACCCAATGCAAACTTACACTGACCCTTGCACATATGCTTTGCAAAATGATATGAACCGTCTCAAGGAGGAGATTGCATCAGACCTTGCAAGTTTTATGCTGGAGATGATGCCTCCCCTTGATATGTGCGTTGATTTTGTATGTGAACGTTTTGGTCTTGATTGTACTGACGAACTAATAGATTTCGTTGCTGATTGTCACGATGAATTCTTCGGCAATTAATATATTATTTCAGTTTGTTACAAAAAGATTGAAAGGGGATTCTTTTCATGTATGATAGAGAAGTCCAAACGAACAGATTTAAATGCCAGCAACTAAGACTCGCACTCGCAAGTCAATAGCTAGCAAACCTAAATTGCAGTCAAAAGTAATCCCAACCAAGACTGTTGCTAAATATACAGGATTGATTGAGGATAATACCATGAATGAAGAAACCCCACCTGCTAAAGTTCGCCCAACAAAAACTAATCTAACTTATGTTGATTACATTGAAGACTTTAAAGTAAGGATGCAAATCCACAATTTTGAAGTTGACGAACTGGTGAAAGATCTCAAGAGTGGTTATCAATCTGCTAAACCAGTCTTCAATAATATTGTTGATTATCTCAAGCAATCTTATGAGAAAGCGTTTAGTGCCGTTGATAATACCACTGAAACTAAAGAGAATGCACTAAAGCAGGACAGTTGATAAACTGTTACAAGCACCCTTTACGGGTGCTTTTTTGTGCCTATAATTAGAGAGTAACAAGGCAACGCACCTTATGGACTGGTTTTCTGAGCATCTGCTGAACTCAACTCACTGGATTTATATCCGTTTGCTTGAGGACGCACCACGAGACAGAATCCACCAGCACCTAACCCGCATTTTTGACATCGGGGTCATGGATACAGTGAACTGGAGACTGGGTGATGAGATCGACTTTTCTGCCTGTCCCGATGACTGATTCGGATCATATATCAAGCACCTTCTCCGGAAGGTGTTTTTTTTTTATGTTTTGGGGCAGTCATAGCAGCTGCTATGACAATCTGAGAACTGTCCACTAAACCCCCACAAGGCACTGAAATGGTGTATTCTATAGAAGTGGAGGGGACACCCCCCCTTCTCACAAACCCCTTACTTCTCTCTTTATGCGTAAGATCGAAACCCAAATGATTGCTGCTATTAACAGTCGCAAAAACTGGAAATCTGCAAACACTGAAGTTTACGTCAACGACAACAATTGTGCCAATGTTTATCTTCACGGCAATCTAATTGCTTGGGTAAACAAAGACAATGATCTAACAGTCTTTGATGGTGGTTGGCAAACAAACACCACAAAATCACGTTTAAATGCATTATGTGGTGAGTTTTGTTTATGTGGTGAGTGCATTTTCCAAAAGGATTTTGCTTGGTATGTTAGAAAGTTAGTTGGTGCAATCAACGGTCAAAACATGTATAAAACTGAAGAATTCTTTAGTGGATATGTATTTGCTTGAGGGGTTAATCCCCCCTCTTTTTATTACCCAATTGCACAATCACAATGACACTAACCTTTGAACAATTCGACCAACTAAAGAGAGACTATGCCACCCTAATGTTGGATAGTATGGATTTCAAAAGTATGGAACAATTTGTACTTGACACTATCTACGACAACCTAGAAATGGCAAAGGAAGATGAATTAAAAGAGGACATAAAAGATCTATGTGGTGATAATACACTCACCAATTTACTCAACAATCTTTAATCACAACCCACACACAAACAACACCAAAATGAAAGACCTAACTGACGAAATCTATGCTCTTATTCTTCAAGAATACAAAGAATTAGGGTATGAACTATTTGATGAACTGTTCTTAACACAGTTTACATATGTTGGAGGATATCAGTAATATGCAAAATAAGCACATCGAACATCCCGAAGATTCTATTCTCACTGGTGATTTAAGTGCCCTTGATTGTCTATGTAATGAGGGTAATCTGTCCGTGAAAATGGATGGTGCTCCGGCAATCGTATGGGGAAAGAATCCTGTTACGGGTAATTTCTTCGTGGGTACTAAATCAGTTTTTAACAAAGTAAAGATCAAAATTAATGAATCGCATCAGGATATTGATACTAATCATACGGGCAACGTTGCTAAGATTCTTCATAAGTGCTATGACTATCTTCCACTAACTGACGGCATTTTTCAGGGAGATTTTATTGGTTTTGGTGGCACGGATGAATACACACCGAATACAATTACGTATCAGTTCGATGATATTGTAGGCGAGGAGATTATCATTGCCCCTCATACTTACTACACAGCAGAGAAAGATTTAAGGGATGCAATCGCACACCCTATGAACTTCATTATCACCGACACATTCTATTGTAAGTTTGTGAAACCTGTAGCAACGATTGCGTCTGGTTATTATGATGATGGACTGAAGAGATTCCATGACTTAGACGACGTAATCCAGTTTGCTAAGGTAATGTCACAGAACGTAGAGTTTGTATCAGATAAGGAAGCAAAATTACTCAAGCAAGAACTTAACTCCCGTATCCGTGAGAATCGTTCTGTGGAATCTTCGTCCTTTATTAATCACAAACTGATCAGTTTCTGGTTGTTAGTTAAGTCCATTAAAGAGGACGCAATATATCTTTGCCGTAATAATGGACCTAAGGCATATATTGAACAAACTCCAATCGATGGTGAAGGTTATGTTTACTCTAATGAGTTTGGTATATTTAAGTTGGTTAATCGTGAACAGTTTAGTTATGCTAACTTCAACAACACTAAATTTTCCGTAGTATGACTTACATTAAGGAAGTTACAAAACTCATGAAATCTAATGGATTCGAGTTACACAGAACAAAACGTCATTTAGTTTGGAGGCATTACACAGGAGTGATGATTAACACGTCAAAGACACCATCCGGATGTAATGCGATTAATCAAGTCAAAAGGGAAATACGTCGCAGACTAACAGTTAACACCGTTCGTTCGTGAATCAGCAGTGGGGGGTGATTGCCCCCCTTATATAAAAACCCCCCACTACTTTAAGCTATAAACGACCCAAAGACCGTTCATGGTATCATGATAACGAAAAAAAATTTTTCATATATAAAAAATGGCAATAGGATTTAAAGATATGCAAAAAAATTCCGCAGAAAATTTTACGACTATAGAGATCGACCCAGTAAGTGGGGAGCATCTTATTACGATACCTGAATGGGTATGTGATGAGAAGGGATGGTATGAGGGAACAGAAGTAAATATCGAGGTAGAGAATAACTGTATTATTATCAAGGATATTGACAGAGTATAGATAGAGTGTTATGATATTGAAGTAGTTCATTTACAGTTATGGCTAAAGGATTTACAGTAAAAGCAAAAACCCCCAAAGCATCTGAGAGTACTCCAGAATGGGACTATGCGAAAGCAAAGGAAATGGTAAAGGGCAAAGCTATTGTTTTTTGTCTACCTGGTAGAGGAGTTTCTTATACGTATCTCAAAAACTTTGTACAACTTTGTTTTGATTTAGTACAAGCCGGAGCAAGTATCCAGATTTCGCAAGATTATTCATCGATGGTAAATTTTGCAAGATGCAAATGTTTAGGTGCGAATGTATTGCGAGGACCGGATCAAATTCCATGGGACGGAAAATTAAAATATGATTGGCAATTATGGATTGATAGTGATATTATATTTTCATCTGAGAAATTCTGGCAATTAGTTTTAATGGATCAAGATATTGCGAGTGGATGGTATATGACAGAAGATGGTAAGACAACAAGTGTTGCACATTGGATGGAGGAGGATGATTTCCGCAATAATGGTGGAGTAATGAATCATGAGACTGGGGAGAGTATATCAAAGCGTCGTAAACCATTTACTGTAGATTATGCAGGATTTGGGTGGTTACTTATTAAGCACGGAATATTTGAGCATTCTGATATGAAGTATCCATGGTTTGCACCTAAGATGCAAGTATTTGAGAGTGGAGAAGTGCAGGATATGTGTGGAGAGGATGTAAGTTTCTGTCTCGACGCTATCGAAGCAGGATTTCAGATTTGGTGTGATCCACGTATCAGAGTAGGACACGAGAAGACAAGAGTAATCTGATGGATTTGACAGAATATACAATTCTCCATAAAGGGAAAGTAATGTATAAGAACTTAACGGAGGAGGAATATTTTGATAAGATGGAGGATCTTTCGATAGAGTATTATCAGAAAGGTTTTCCAAGACCACAGGATATAGAAACAAAAATGTAAGAGATTATTATGGCAGTACGTTCAAGAGTTGGATTAAGTGGTGGAGATTTTGTAGAGGGAAAACCGAAGAAATCTCGTCAAGGGAATGGTAAGCACACGAAGTATGCCGCGACTTCTCGCAATAAAAAGAGTAAGATGTATCGTGGACAAGGACG